TAATGTTGTAACCAACTTGTTGTTTTGTCTGTCCTTGAAGAAGTCTTAATTTGTGAACAAGACTTGATTCAAAAACTAATTGAATCTGGTCAGAAGCTTTCATTGTTTGAACAAGGGTATAGCCAAGACCGTCAAGCGTCAAGGTTGCGTTTGCTTTAACAAGATTACGAAGTAGCTTTCTGTAAGGGTCTGTTAATTGCATGGTTACAATAGATACGCCAGTCATGTTTCTTTGAATAAACATGTCAATAATGGCGTCTTTGTACGACTCGTCTAATATTTGACCGCCCAAATTAATTGAGCCAAGATTTATGGGGTTAAACCCCGATGCAGATGCCATTTAAATATCCTACTACGCAGGAATGCTGATAGTTTTATTAAGATACACTTTGGAAAAATTTGCACCTTGGTTTGCACTCATTCCTTTATTAAGAGAAATAATCTTAGCAACTGTTGTTTTATTTTTTGTTGCAATTTTAGAAAGAGTGTCGCCATTTATTACTTTGTATTGTTTTGAAGAAATTCTTGGTTTAATATAAGAAGTGTCAACCGTGTTTGTTAAATATGAATTAAAAAGAGTTACGTGATCCGTAATACCATACATGTCGTACCCCGATGAAAGAGGCGGAAGGTACTCATAAAGGGTTATAGAAACTTTTTGTTGTACACGCAATCCATCCACCGGATTTCTAATGGCTTCTGAGAAATCAAGTCCATAAAGAATCCAGTATTGAATGGATTTTCCTGGTAATGGTTTTGCGCTTAATTTAATAATTGGTGGTTGGTATGTTCCAGAAACCGGGCTTAACCATGATTCAAGTTGTGAACAGTAATCTTCAATAGATTCACCCAATGTGCCATCGTCAACTTTTGACTTTGAGGGGTCAACAGGAGGAACGCCTGGTACTGGCGGTTCAGAAATTACGTTTGCTCTTTTTAAACCAGCAGTGCTTGAAAGTATTGGAGCAACTGGATTAATTGAGGTTATTGACTTATCCAGATAAGCTGTAAATTTTAATTGAAAAGGTGAGCGGTCAAACCATTGTGTAGCGGCAGCGTTTTTTGGACGGTCAACAACCTGCCATCCACCACTACTACTACTTGGTCCAAACTCTGAGTGTTCAATTAAGGACATATAAACAGGTGCGTAATCCCCGCCATTTTGTCCAACTATTGGTGTCAATGTTATAAGTGTATCTATGTTTGCCATATATTAATTCTTCCAGTGATCTTTGCCGGGAAGGCCATTAACTGCGTCAGCAACGGCCTTACCAATCTTGTCTGCTGTCAAACCGGCTGCATCAAAGTTTGCTTTTTGTTCCTTAGCGGCAGCCTTTGCCCAGTCATTAATAGTTTTTGCATCAATCTTTTGTCCAGTTTTGCCAGAAGTATCTTTTGCTAAGTTTGCTTTTAATTTAGCAATTTGAGTGCCAAGTTCTGCAGCTTGGAATGCATAGGATTCGCGCACTTGACGAGGAAGCTTTGCATCCCTTGCAAGAGCAGCTTCTCTTTTTTGAGCTGCACTAAGAGTTGCTATTCCTTGAAGGTCTGAAATTACGCGAGTGGTGGCGCCACCACCAATTTTTTGAAGTGTAGAAGTTTTAAGAAAAGCCGTAGCCTGCTTGCTATACATTTTTGCAGTTTCTTGAGCGATGGCGTTGCTTTTGGAAAATCCTCCTGGGTCAATAAAACCCATTTGTGCCATTAAAAGAGGGCGCACCTTTTGCATATATGCCGCAAATTTAGGGTCTTTTCTTATTTGACCCATAAGTTTTTGCTCTTGAGCGTTTGCGCGATTAAATGCATCTTGATAGGTTTTTGTTCCAGGGAACATTTTCATCAATTTTGCAGCGTTTTGTTTTGTTTGATCAGTGGTTTGATAAAGATGAGCAAAATTGTTAGCAATCCATTTATTTTTAGGATCAAATGATGCTCTTGCTAAATCTCTGTTTCCTCTTACAGCATTTTTGGCATATTGAAAAATTGAATTAGAATCTCCCTTGGATGCAGCAGCAAGTGCTTTTTGTGCGGCGGTTAATTCGGTTTTAGATTTTGTTTTAACGGTTGCTTGCGTTGCTGCCGTAATTAATGGTGCTTGAGGACCACTACCAAAAATACTACCAATTCCTTTGACAATTGAAGGAATCATTGGAAGTATCAATGGAAGCGCCATCATTGCAATCATGCCTGGTGCTCCCATCATAAAACCACCAAGAGCACTTGCTCCGCCTCTTAGCGTTGCTCCAATTCCTGCTCGTTCAGCAGTTGCAACGGTGGTGCTTGCAGCAGCACCTCTAGGAAAGAAAGGAATTGGTTGCGCCATTCTTGCTTTAGCGCCTTGATTAATTATGCTAACAGGAGTTCTGGTTACATAAGGTTTACCAGCAGACGACGCGCTTGCGCCCGCAACACCGTATACTCCGTAAGGAGCGCGGCTTGGGTAGCTATGTCCTGGAACATAAAGACCCTTACCCTTTAAAGAGCTGACTTCGGCAGCTCTTAATTGCAAACGAGCTGCTTGCATTTCTACGCCCGCAGCACGCTCCATTGTTGTTCCAGAAGCAACCATAGTTTCTGTCGTTTTTGTGTTTGTTATTGCGTCTTTAAGTTTTGTCGTTGACATTTTTTTAAAGAAATCAAATATTCTTATCAAGCCTCTTAATGATTTAAAAGCAATGCCCAAAAGAAGAACTTCTCCAAGAACACCCACAACTTCCCAAATAACAATTTTAAATTTTGAAAAAACGTCAAAGAACGTTGCAAAAGCTCTTGCCATTTTAAGGAAAATTGGAGTAACAATTTCACCAATTTTAATAAAGTCTGCATTAATTTTTGCTTGAACGATCTTTAGTTGAGCAGCAGGGGTTTCTCTAGCAATTTTTGTAAGTCTATTAACTCTTGCATTGCTGGTGTTTTTGTTAATATTTTCAAAAGCAGCCATAAAACTTGGCAAATTATTTAAAAGTGCAGCAACTTGAACCGAACCGCGTTGACCACCAAACATACGAGTAAGCATCATGTTGCGAACAACGCTCATATCTTGTTCGGTCATTCCCTTGCCTGATTTAAGGTTTGCCGCAAGTTGAGCTTTAAACGCCGCACCTGTAACGTTTTGTCCTAAAGCATTTTTAAACGTTGCATTAAGAGAACCGTTAAACCACGTATCAAGTTGTGCAAAGGCTGCAGCGGAGCCAGTTTTGCCTTTGTATTTTGCGTACGTTGGAAGGGGGTTTAAAGGTCCTGCCAAGGCGTCATTTATGTATTTAAGAACCCCACCAAATCCTTTGGTATCTAACTTTTTCTTAAGCATGAAAGGATCAATGCCAAGAGCAGCAAATCCTTTTGTACCGGCAACGGTTGGGCTGAACAACTGTGTAATTGCACGAGTCGCATAAACACCAGCGGACGCTGGTTTCATACCAAGTTTGGTGTACGCAGCAAAAATTGCACCGGCTTCATTCATACCAAGACCTTGTTGTTGGGCTGCAGCCAAAAGTCCATTACCATATGCAACAGAAACATCTTTGATGTATGCGTCAGCAGAACCAGCAATTGCTGAAGCTGTTCCAATAATCTTTTTTGTGTTGTGACCCGTGTCTTTAAGATTTGCGTTGTAAACCGACATAAAAACACGAGCAGTGTCTTCGCTTTGTTGGCCAGATGGAACATTACCCAAAAGATTCAAATTAGCAATTTGTTTTGAAAGATCAAGCATTCTTTGAAGCGGAGTATGAGTACCTGCTAGAGAAGATGCAACGCGGTAGTAAATGTGAGCCAAGTCGTCTGCTTTGGCACCAGTTTGTTTACTAATGTCAAGCAATCCAGCCATTGCTGTTTTTTGATCTTTAAGCGGCACGCCAGCTTCAGTAACACTTTGAGTAACTATTCGTTGGAAACTCATGTACTTCTTAATACTTTCGTATCCAGTTACAAGTGCACCACCGGCAATCCACTTACTGGCTTTAATAAGTCCAGTTGCGGTTGCGCTTCCGGCAAAAGTTCGCATTTTTCCTGATGCTGCGGTAGCGGCCATGGCGTTGCGCTCAAGTGCTGCTGTAGCGGCATTGACACCAGCTACTGATTGTTCAGAAGATACAGCAACAAACTTAAATGAGTCGCCTAGTGCCTTGTTGGCAGTTGAAGATCTGCTAGCCGCTGCAATCTCCTTGTCCATTGCACCAGCAATGGCAAGAAGTGTTCTGTCAAGGTTTTCAACGGCAACTGCTGTGCGATCAGAGGAGAGCGCTGTTGAGTCAATTGCCTTAGAGACGCGATCAAACTCGGCAGCAACAGTCGTGCCACCGGTACTTCTCATGAAAAATTCTAAACTATTTGCTTCGTGTACCATGTAGTATCAACAAAAAAACCGCTACCCCCGAAGGGATAGCGGTTAGTTGTTTTCCGCTTTCTATATTAGCGGAAGGCTGTTAGAAGATTTTCGCAAGAACTTTTGCGACTTCTAGACCAGTCAATTCCGCAAGAACTTTTATTTCCTCTGATTTTTGTTCACTGCTTAATTTCATAGCCTTTTTCATTAAGGCAATTGATATCAAGTAATCTTCGTGGCCCTGACTGATGACCTTGTACGGGTCAATACCCAGTGTTACTGCGTACGCGCCCATCTCTATGTATGGGTCGTCATCAAGGGCTTTTAAAAACTTTCGTCAGCGTCGTCACCGGCAATACCACTCCACTTAAAGAGTCTGTTTGCGGTGTCGATTAGATCGCCTTCTGTAAGGTAAACACCAAGGACAACATCTGTTGCACGCTGAGCGTCAAGCCCAATTGCATCAGAAAGGTCTGTATCAAACCTTGTCCATGTTCCCTTAGAGTCGTCAATCTTGAGAGAGAGCTTGTTGTCGGTGTTTCCATCAACAACGGCGTATACTCCAATGCATGACTCAATGAGCATGTCTGCATTAGCAAGCAACGACCAGTCTTCTCCGCCGATTTTGCGGCGACGCTCAATTGCCTTGTTCAGCTTTACTGCTGATACTGGCTTAAATCGAACGTACAATTCTGGTTCGTCCCAACGAGGGACTTTAATATCTGTGTACAGATCATTTACAATCTGTGCACGACGGTCACGCAAAGCGGCAAGTGGACTGTCTTCAGCCAACCCGCCGCCTTGCATGACGCCATCTTCCAATTCATCTGTGACTTTAAAATCAACCATGTGTTCCTCCAATGGTGTAGTTATTTATTTAAAACTTAGTTTGCAACGCTTTCGACAGCAATGTCAATCTCGTACATTCTAGCAGCATTTGACATAGAGTCGGTACCGCCGTCCTTTACAGAGACTAGACGACCCGAGTAGGTACGGGCACTTGCTGATGCGTAGACGTTTCCTTCATCGTCAAGTGCTGTAAGAGCAACGTTAACCATTGCCTTTCCAGCTAAGGCGTGGAGGTCCTTGATCTTGTCGTGGTCAACCTGGGTCTCGTAAACCTTGGTCAGAATAACGTCTGAGTAGGTTGGAAGAGACATGTAAGTAATTTCATTCTTCATTCCACCAGGACGGTGCTTGTTTACGGCAGCAGTAACATCTCCACCGGAAAACTTGTCAAACACGATAGTGTCTCCTACTTTAAGAGTAGTACCCGCACCTACGGGAATTGAAGCAATTGATAGAGTGGCAAGCCACTGTTGTTCTGAGCCATAATTGTGTGTTACATCAGCCATTTTAATATCTCCTAGATTTCTTAATTAAGTTTATAGTGGAAGTGTTGCGTTAGAAAGGAACTTGGTTACATTAATTGTAATGAATTCACCAAATGGCGACATCTTAAGGCTTACATTAGCATTAAGTTGACCACCCGCAATTGTTGCAGGTGTATTTACTTGTGTGCCAGTGTTAACAATGTACGATGCGTCAGGGGTTGGGCCGTAAAGGCTTCCCTTGAGCCAGTGTCCTTGACAAATTCCAGCAATAGCTGAGTTAAACTGAGAAATAAGTTGTCCTCGTCCGTCAATTTGTTTAAACATAAATGCTTCACCGGAAGTTTCAAATTCTGATTTAAGTTGCATACGGAAACGTACGTTGTTTAGGAATGTCCAGTCACCTGTAGTGTCAAGTGAACGGTATCCGTAAACTGAGATGCTTCCAGTTGTTGGTACAAGACGAACAACGTTAATGCCAGCACTGTTCAGAAGACCGCGGTCGTCAGCAGAGTATGAACGTACAACGCCAGTTGAGTAAACTGAGGTTCCGTTTGCTGATCCAGCAGCCGCTACGTTTGCGTCATACTTTGTGTCAACCTTTGCCATCAATGCTGCAGCAAGTGCAGAAGCTGGAACTGTGCGAGCAAAGCCAGCAGTAGCGCCAGGAACGGCTAACCAAGGACCAAAGATTGCAGCGTGTGATGTGTCTGATCCACTTGATTGAAGTGTGTGAACATCAGAAATAAGTGCTGAAACACTGTGTGATGGGTTTGCGTCCAAAATAGCAACACGGTTGTTTGCAGAAGCGTGATCTGTAAGTGTTGAATAAATAGATGTTGAATAGGCGCCTGGGTAAGAAACTTGACCAGGACCAAAAGACGTTCCAAATGCAGTAAGTGCGTTTGATACGTCTGTGTCAGCAGTTGCTGCGTCAGCTCCACCGTCAAAGTAAATTGAAGTTGTGCTGTTTGCTGTTGGTAGTGCAGCTGAACCTGCAACTGTTGCAACGGTGCAAAGAGACTTAACGATTGGAAGTGAGTTAATCCAGTTGTTAAGTGCAAGTTCTGCGCCTGTTGCTTCAAACTTTGGAGAAGAAGCAAGTAGAACGCCATTTAGAACGATGCTTGCAGCATATGTTGCAACGGTATTTACAGTTGTGTTTGTGAAATTAATTACAAGACCTGCAGCAGAAGTGTCAGCACTGTTGGCCCATGTTCCACCACTAACTGCGGTGAATACGTTTGTTCCTAGTGTTGCCTCTGCTCGTGTTGTGCCGGTTGCGGCACCAAGGACAGAAACATTAGCAATGATTCCGCCTTCTTTGAAATAAACATCGAGAGCATCGTAAAGCAATGTGCTGTCGAGGTTAACTGAATCTGGTGTAACACTGTAGCGACCAGTTAGCTTACCGCCGACAAATTGACCGAAGTAGGTCGCGAAGTCTGACATTGAGCTTACTGTGATAGCCACGCCAGTTGGTCCTGCGGCATTGCCGACTACGAACCATTGACCGGTTGGGTTTACACCTTGGGAATTTGAAGCGCTAGCGGTTACGTTAACGTATACGCCGGGAGCTGAATTAGCCATTTGCGTTCTCCTGTGGGATAGGTGTCTCAGTTTCCTGAGAACGTGGGTTTTTGTTTGGGGCGATCTTCTTTGGTTCTTCCATAACTTCTACCTTTGTTACCTCGGGTTTGGTTTCTGCAACAACTGTCAAAAGACCATTTAAAATGTGTGACTCAACCAATGGACCGTCTTCAACGGTGTGTTGGCGAGCTGGGATAAGAGAGTGACCCTTATCGTCAAAAATAACGTGTCGTGATTGAACGATTACTTTCTTTTTGCTCATATATCTTCCTTTATAACCTCAACATTGACATCTTCAACCTGATATGCAGGTTCCGGTGGTGCTGTTGATGGTCCGGTACTTGCACCTGTTGGAGCATATTGTTCTGATGGGGGACCCCCAAACATATTCATTGCATTTCCAACGGTGACGGCAAAACGAAGGTGAGCAATACCTGTCGTACGTCCACCTGAGTGTTCGCCTTCAGCGTATTCCTCGCCCTCCCAGATGGTTGTTTGAGCAAACCCACCTAGACCGCGATGTTGAATTATTGCAGCACGAACCGCTGCCGCATAGGCAGAGGTCAGTGCTTGTGTTTCTTGCCAATCTTTTGTACCGTACACATAGACTAAAACCTCTACGCGCCAGTTTACTCGAATGGCGTTTTGATAAATTCTCGGAACACCGATTGTATTAGGAACTTCAATAAGAATTGCGGCCGATGCATTTCTTGGAAGATTCCTGAATTCAGGACGGTGGCGATATTCAAATGGCTCAAGAAGGACCTGACTACCTAGCTTGCGATTAATTTCCGCAACGTAAGTAGGAAGCCATTCTTGAAGCGTCTTATAAAAAGCTTCTTGAACAGAGTTGCCGCCAACAAGGGGGCCAAATATGTTATCGGTGTATGAAAGATCCCAATCAGTCCACCAGTCTCGTTTTGCCATCATGGTCTGTGAAATCCGTCCGCAGCTTTTTGTGCACTAGTTGCTAAATGTTCTCTTCCAACATTACCGTAGAACTTATATTGTTCTAAGCTTAATTTATTTTGAGATATTTTACTTACGGCAAAACTTTGTTGAGTTTCATTTTTAAGTGCAGATGCTTCATATTTTTGAAGTCCACTTTGCACTTTTTTTGCTTGCTGTATGTTTTGGTAATGAGAATATGTTGAAAGACTTGGGTCTTTCATTTTTGCTAATTCAGCCATGCTTCTATCTTGACTATTAGCCATTTTTTTAGATGCACTGCGTTGATTACGAAAAGCTTGATTTGTTCTTTGTCTAGCAGCTTGTTCAGCCGCCGAAGATCTCATGCCTTCAATTCTTGAAGAATTTGCTTGAGCAACTTTAGCAACTTTTTCTTTACCAATACCAATGTAGCTTTGCATTATTCGCATTGCTTCTTCTCTGAAAACAATAGTAATGGTAATAATTTCTCTTACAACACCGTCTCTAGTATCTCCAGTTTGATGGAAGTAACCATAGTCTTGCTTGTGAGAATAGTCTTCTGGAGCACCTTTTTTTCTTGGATCAATACTAATTGAAGCACTCTTTGGAGTGTTAATAATTATTGGAGAAACAGCTGCGTCACGAAGATAACCAAAATTAACAAGTGGGTGATCGTCACTACTGCCTTTTCTTGATTGAATGGTTTTATCGGAAATGGGTTGCCATTGTTCCGAAATACCAAATTCAGGCGCAGCACCATAGTTACGGAAACGTTCTTCTTCCATTGCTATAAATAACTCTTCAATTTGCATGAGAGCAGGCGCTGGATTCTTTAAAGCAGCAGAGTACATCTGAAGCTTTACCGCTACGTTTTGTAGATTTTTAGCGTAAAAGCCACTGTTTGCGCCACCGCGCAAATTAATCTGGCCCATGCTAGCCTCTTACCCAAGGACCGATCAGTTTATTGACCGTGTTCTCCATCTCGTCAAGATTCATTTCACGACGAATTTGTGGTTCAAATTCTAGAATGACAAACTTGGCCGCTTGAAACAAACAGGCACGACGAAGCGAAGCAGGAATACCCTTTGTGTATCCACCGTCGTAAACGACAGTTACACGAGTTCCTTCAGGAGCGAATGTACCGAGACGAAGCCATACGTGACCGTCGGTCACATCTGGTCCACGAACTCCACCATTTTTAAAGTTAATGGGTTGCGTGTCGCCATAGGTGCGATAGATGTCCATAGACTTAATGTCGTATGTCCACAGTTCCGGATATACCGGAGCGAATTGATCAAGCCAGAAGTGACGTACAAGTGTTGACGCACCAAGAGCAATAGCTTGAGAAAGACCCAGAGATCCGTAGATGTCCAGTGGCATATCGGCGTTATTACCGTATTCCATTGGGTCAATGCCGAATAGGCGCTCTTGAAAAATGTGACCCTTAAAAGGTGCCAAACGGCGACCCGTCAAGTCCTCTAAGTGAGTTGTTGCCTCAACCAAAATATCCGCAATAAGCGTAGGTTCGAGGTCAACAACCAACTCAGGATAGCGACGTTGAAAGTCAGCAACACTGGCAAGTGAAACGGGATCGTTGTATTGTGACCCGTTATTTGCCATGATTACTCTTTCTTTGCGCGACGCTTAGTAGTTGACGCTGCATCTAGTGCAGACGTAATGTCGGGTGATGTTGGATCTTCTTCAGCAGACTTAGGAGCTTCTTTCGGAGCTACTTTTTCTACAATTTCTTCAACAGTCTTTTCGACAATTTTTTCGATTTTCTTTACTGCTTTTTCAACAACATAGAAAAGTTCACCGGGAATGTTGAGCAACTCATAAGCCAGACGAGGGCTTACATCAATTGCGCCTTCATCTCCGGCCTTTTCCCAAACCAATCCGGCAGCGCCGCCTGGTTCTTTCTTTGCTAGTAATGCCATGGTAAAACCTTTCTAAGATAAATCCAGTGCGGTGGGTAGGGGAGGAACGAGGGAACCTACCCACCACACTGAAATCTGACTACCTAATTAGTCAACGATGAAGTTAGGAGTGTAAGAGCTGTTGGTCGGTGTTACACCGTTTCCAGCCTTACTGTCCAAAGCACTCGCAACGTTTGCAAGGCGACCTAAGTACTTAGGTGCACGAACAGCAAGCGTGGTGTCCGCAACGAATGCGAATGGCAAGCTGTCAGGCGATGCAGTTGTTGGGTACACGTTCACTGGCTGCATTTCACGCACGTATGGGCGTGTGATGTAGTTAGCGTCGCGTGACATGAGGTAGATGCTCTGCTCACCATTTGAGGTAAGCGGCTTAAGTCCATTATTGAAGTAAGCGTAAGCAGCGGTAGGCTGAGCCTGTGCGTTGCTTCCGTTCATGCAAATAAGTGTTGAGCCGTTGTCAACAATCTTCGTTGTAGCCCAGATGTTTCCTGTGCTGTCAAGGAAGTTTGCGTCAACAATTCCAAGAAGAGTAACTGTAGCGTTAGTTCCTGAAACTGTGTAGTTACGGTAAACCTTGTAGTGAGTTGGCTGTGAGCCTTCTGGACCCGTTGGGGTTGAGAAAGTCAAAGTAACGATTCCACTAGCGTCAGGTGTTACTGTAGCAACGGTTGAAGCTTGGATTTCACCAAAACGAGCAATAACAGGAGCAACTTGGTAGTTGAGTGCAACTGCTGGAAGGCTTCCGCTGGAACCCTTAGTAGCAACTACTGTTCCCATTTTGTTTGTACGAGGTGAAAGGAATGATGACTTAACGATTGGTACACCACGGTATGTAGGTACGATCAATCCAGCAGCGATCTCAACTTGGTCAACAAAACGTTGTTGGTTGACAAGAAGTTGTGAAAGACGGCTGTTTGCGTTAGGTGACATGAGGAACATCCACTCAGCGTTTTCGATTGGCTCTGCAACATTGCTCTCAACGAGGTCAATGAGAAGGTCAAGTCCACCAAGTGAAAGTGAATTTCCTGCAAAGTCAATTGCGTTCTGGTCTACACCATCAACCCATGGGTTGAATGATAGGCCAGCCCATGTTTGAGCTCCACCGTAGTTGTCAATTCCTCCTCCACCGATACCCTGGTTAGGGCCACCTGTGTTGGCTGATGAGAATGACGAAACAATAACGTCAAGTCCATCAAATTGTGGGTATGGACCGTTGACTGTAGGTGCACCGGCACCCCAGACTAGAGCGTTTTCAATGTCCCAGTAAAGACCGCGGGCTGCGCCCTCGATTTCACGGGCACGAAGGTCGCCAATGAGGTCAGCTGTTACAGCCTGTGAGTAACCAGTTACAGCACCGACACTTTGCAGCAAGCGAATTTGGAAGTTCTCTTGTGCGTAGTTTGATGTGCTGACAGGGCGTGCGCCACCGTCGGTTACGAATCCACCCGAAGGTAGGGTTGTACGCTTGTTGAAGTAGTAAACTGTTGAGCCCCACTTGGTTGACGGTAGTGCACGAACTAGCGGCGCGTAACGGCGCTGGTATTCGAGCAATACTGGGTCAATCTGCTTTTGTACTAGTGCGGCAGCACCAGCAGCAGTGAGGGCTTCTTGCAAGTCGTTTGACATTTGCTTATCTCCTTAAAGATTGTAGTTGGTTAGAAGCCGCGCTCGGCCTGAGCGAACTTGTTTGCGAAGAATGGAGTAGATCCCCAAACTTCATTTTGTACCTTACGGAACGAAGTCGAGTTCATCTCGGCCAGTGCCTCAGGGGTTAGTTCGGCTTCTGACAAGTCAGAAGCGTCGTTGCCTACCGATGAGCCAACGAGTCCCTTGCGGAACACCTTGCCAGTACGGTAAGACTCGATAGCGTTGTTTTGAGCAGCTTCAACAGCTTGCTT